TGCGACTAAATCGATCGGCTTAACGCCGAGCTTGCCGACCTTCGCAAGCGCGTCGATCAAGTGGTGGCGCCGTGAAGGCACTATCGATTCGCCAGCCCTGGGCATGGGCGATCCTACACGCGGGCAAGGATATTGAGAACCGCGACTGGCACACCAACTTTCGTGGGCACGTCCTGATTCACGCCGGCAAGGGCATGACCGCGCGGGAGTACCATCTGGCGCTCGCCTGCATTGCTGATGTCAGTCCTGACATCGAGCTGCCGAGCTACGGCGAATTGCGGCGCGGCGGGATCGTCGGCCGCGCGGTGATCACAGATTGCGTCATGCGGTCGAACTCGCCGTGGTTTCAGGGGCGGTACGGATTCGTGCTCACGAGCGTCGAGCTGTTGCCGTTCTACCCGTGCAAGGGCGCGTTGGGATTCTTCGAAGTGCAAACGCCGGAGGACGAATGACAACCTTCGATCGCCTCCGCAAGCACCTCGATGGCCGCCCCGAAACGCGCACGCTCTGGCGCGAACCGCCGGACAATTCGCTCGTCTCGACGGTGCGGTTTCTCTGCGACCTGATAGACCAGCAGGCGGCGCGTATCGACGAACTGGAAAAGCGCAGCGACGGGGCACTGCGATTCGTACCGTTCGGTCCGGAAGACCCGGCCAAGGACAGCGAACGATGAAGCGCGCACCCGATGGTGCGCCTCGCGAAAGCGCGATCCTTGGCGAGATCCGCAAAGCCCTCGGCAGCGAAACGGATCTCGTCCTTTGGCGTAACAATTGCGGCGGAATGCAGGACGCGACCGGGCGGCTCGTGCGGTACGGCCTATGCGAAGGCAGCGCGGACCTCGTCGGCATTCTGACCATGCGCGTTATGTTCCTGGGCCGCCCGATGGCGCTCGGGCGCTTCTTTGCGCTGGAGGTCAAACGGCCCCACGGATCGACCGCGCCAAGGAGAAAAGAGATGCAGCGGCTGTTTGCCGAATTGGTGCGGCGCATGGGCGGTTTCTGTGCTCGCGCCGAATCGGTAACGGAAGCACGGGCCGCGCTCGAGCGCGCCAGAGAGGGGCATGGGGAGTGAGCGGATACGCCGAATTTCTCGCAGCGAAAGCGCAGCTCGCACACCCTGGCGGATTTGAGCCGCTGTGGCTGCCCGATTTTCTTTTCGACTTTCAGAAGCATCTTACCGATTGGGCAATCCGCCACGGTCGCTCGGCGCTGTTCGAGGATTGCGGGCTCGGCAAGACGCCGCAACAACTGGTGTGGGCGGAGAACGTGCGCCGCAAAACGAACCGGCCCGTGCTGATTCTCACGCCGCTTGCCGTCTCAGGGCAGACCGTTTCCGAGGGCGAAAAGTTCGGCATTGAAGTAACCCGTTCGCGCGCTGGAGAAATCACGAACGGGATCAACGTCACGAATTACGAGCGGCTACACCACTACACCGCTAGCGATTTCGGCGGCGTGGTTTGCGACGAGTCTTCGATCCTCAAGTCGTTTGCTGGCGCGACGCGCAAGGCAATTACCGAGTTTATGCGCGTCGCTCCGTACCGTCTGCTGTGCACGGCGACCGCTGCACCAAACGATTACTTCGAACTCGGCACGTCCTCTGAGGCGCTTGGCCACATGGGCTTTATGGACATGCTCGGCATGTACTTCAAGAACAGCCGAAACAATGCCGCGATGCGCGAGGGATACGGGCGGCACGGCAACGCGGCGCAGCCAGTATGGCACTTTCGTGGCCACGCCGAGCAGCCGTTTTGGCGCTGGGTCATATCGTGGGCTCGCGCGATGCAAAAGCCGAGCGATGCCGGATTTGACGATGGGCCGTTCAAGCTCCCGGCGCTCCACGAAAACAGGCATCTCGTGAAAGCTGTCACGCCACGCGAGGGAATGCTTTTCTCCGTACCGGCGATCGGGCTGCGTGAAGAGCGTGAAGAACGGCGACGTACGCTTTTGGAACGCTGCGAAATGGTCGCATCGCTGGTCAACGGCACGGGCAAACCTGCTGTTTGCTGGTGTCACCTGAACGATGAGGGCGACGAGCTCGCGCGCGTGATCCCGGACGGCGTGCAGGTTAGCGGCAAGGACAGCGACGACGAGAAAGAGGAAAAGTTTGCAGGCTTCACGAGCGGCAAGGTTCGCGTTTTGATCACGAAACCAATCATCGGCGCGTGGGGAATGAACTGGCAACACTGCGCGCACATGGTCACGTTTTCGGGTCACAGCTTCGAGCAGTATTACCAGAGCGTTCGGCGCTTCTGGCGATACGGGCAGACGAACGAGGTCACCGTTGATCACGTGCTGTCAGACGGCGAGGAAAGGGTGCTCGCGAATCTGCAACGCAAGGCCGAGCAGGCGCAGAAGATGTTTGCTGCTCTGACGCGGCGAGTGTCCGAGGAAATCGCCGCGCAAAAGCCGGCGAAACTCACGCAAAAGGAAAAGGTGCCCGCATGGCTGTAGCCGATCAGGTAGTGACCGATTCGTACGCCATCTACAACGGCGACTGTATTGAAGTCCTCGCGGAGATCCCGCCAAAGAGCGTGCACCTGTCCGTGTACTCACCACCGTTCGCCGGGCTCTACTCGTACTCGTCCGCCGACAAGGATATGAGCAACTGCCGCGACTATGACGAGTTTATGAAGCATTACGAGTTTCTCGTGAAAGAGAAGGCGCGCGTGACCGTGCCGGGGCGGATCACGGCCGTGCACTGCGCCGACGTTCCGAGCGGAAACACTCGGAACGACCACCTCAGAGACTTCCCGGGCGACATCATCCGGCTACACGAGCAACACGGCTTTCTCTACATCGGCCGTTACTGCGTTTGGAAAGACCCGTTCGTGGTCTACGTGCGGACGATGACCAAGAGCCTACAGCACAAGACGTGTGTCGAAGACTCGTCAAAGTGCTCATGCGCGAGCGCCGACTACCTGCTCGTGTTCCGGCTGAGGGGCGACAACAAGACGCCGATCGCGCATCCCCGAGGACTGCTCAACTACGCCGGATCGCGGCAACCGCCGGCCGATATTCTGAAGTACCGAGGCCACAAGGGAAAGCAGACCGAGAACAAATACTCGCAGTGGATTTGGCGCCAGTACGCCTCCGCGTTTTGGGACGACGTGCGGCTTGATCGTGTGCTTCCGTACGTGAAGGCGAAAGAGGCCGACGACGAGCGCCACGTTCACCCGCTGCAATTGGACGTGATCGAGCGCGCGGTGATTCTGTGGAGCAATCCGGGCGACGTGGTTCTGACCCCTTTCATGGGAGTCGGGTCGGAAGTCTACGGCGCGGTCGTGAACGGACGCAGGGCGATCGGCGTCGAATTGAAAGCGTCATATTTCCGCCAAGCCGTTCTGAATGTGAAGGCGGCAGCCGAAACAGGAACGCGATACGATGACAACGCGCAGATCGTCATGGGTCTGGCCGATGCCCCCCCCGCCGACATGGGAGCGGACGAGTAGCGGTGCGCCTCCTCCGCGTCTTCCCCCGAAAGACTCGGGGCACGCCAGACGATGACCGCGTGCGTCTCGGCCTGCCTGGCCTGTTCGACCAAGCGGACGAGGTTCACGTGTCGGTTGCGTTCACGTGGGACATTCCGAAAGCGGAGCGAATGGCGAAAGCGTGGGAAGCTGTCGCTCCTGTCAAACTCGGCGGCCCGGCATACGGCGACCGCGGCGAGGAATTCGAGCCAGGAAAGTACCTAGCTCATGGCTTCATCATCACGTCGCGCGGCTGCCCAAATAAATGCTGGTTTTGCCAGGCGAGCAAGCGTGAGGGGCAGATCGTGCGCGAGCTTCCGATTCGCGACGGCTGGATCGTTCAGGACTCCAACCTGCTCGCGTGCAGCGAGGATCATGTGCGCGCCGTGTTCGCCATGCTCGCGCGACAACCGAAGCGGCCAAACTTCTCCGGCGGCCTCGATCCGTCATTGCTTCGCGCTTGGCACGTGGACGAATTGGTCAAGCTTCGACCGACAACAGCGTGGTTTGCGTGGGACACTCCCGACGACGAGGAACCGTTGCGCGCTGCCGCGGCGCTCATGGCCGGCAAGAAACTCATGCGGCGAAACTACGTGCTTTGTGGATGGCCGAAAGACACGTTTGAGCGCGCGCAGTGGCGAATGGTCGAATCGTGCAAGATGGGGTTTATCCCACAAGCGATGCTTTTCGACCGAGGCGAGCATCTGAAAAGCGACGCGCTGCGAAAAGAGTGGAAGCGCTTCGCCGTCGAGTGGACGATGCCGGCAGTTGTGTGCAGCAAGATCAAACGCATGGCTCGAGGTGAATCGATCGAATGGCATCCGGCCGTAGCGATCGAAGACAGCAGCAAAAGCCTACCGCTTTTCGGTGAACGATGACCCGCCCGCCCGTCTACCACTACCTCTCATCGGCCGAAGTCGCCCGCCTCGGCCGCGCCGGCAAGCTCCGCCCCTTCCCGCGCATCGTCGGCCCCGAGCAGCTCGCCCGCGCGAAGCCGGAGAACGTCAAGCGGCTCGCGCGGTTCGTGGCGCGCACGGATTACCGGGCGGGGAAGCGGGGCGGGACGTGAACCGCAGTCCAAGTCTGATCGGGCAGGTATTCGACACGCGCGAAGCGGTCGAGCGTCTCGCGCCAGACCGTGATCGCGCGACGCACTGGCGGTGCGTCTGCTCACGTTGCGACGCGCCGAGCACCCCGACGACGCACGCGCTAATGCGCGGGCAACGGTGCATGTGCTCGCGACGTGCGGTCAACGGGGGCGGAGGAAACTACCTGGCGCGTCGGGGCAAAGCGTGACACCGGCTTCCCTCTGCGACCCCGAAGCCGAGCGCGGCGTGCTTTCCGCCGCGCTTGAGGGCGTGCCGCTCCCCTCCGGGCTCACCGTCGACCACTTCACCGCCGCCGAGACTCGCGCGGCGTGGCGCATCCTGGCGGCAGCATCGGCCAACGGGCC